CGGCTATGGGGCCAACCTCTCAACGCACAGGCGGCCTAGTCGCGCGCGGCCTCGCGGTTGCGCTTCTGCTCCTTGGCCAGCCGCGCCAGATCGTCGCCGTAGAGCTCCATGATCGTCGCCTTCGCCTCCTCGCGGTGGGCCTTGATCACGCTCTTGATGTAGTCGGCCTTGCCGCCGTCCGGGCCGTCCGACAGGGAGTAGTAGAACTCGCTGTCCTCGTGGTTCCCGGTGACGACGGCCTCAAGCTGCTCGAACGCCGGTTGGCCGGCCAGTCCGACGTAGTCGCTGTAGACGTCCAGCCGGTTCCGCAGCGACACCCGCTCGCCGCCCTCGTCCGTCTCGACCGTCAGCGAACGCGCCGGCATGGAGACCGTGATGCCCTGATCCAGAATCTCGAGGTCGATCGTGTTCGATCCGGCGCCGCGGGTGCGCAGCGGAACGATCATGTCATAGCCCACGCCGAGTCCCGTCTGGTAGGTGCGCTCCTGCCCCCACAGGTCGCGCGCCGGCGGCAGGCTGTTCGACAGGCCGGGGATGGTGTTCTTGATGTTGTCCAGCACGCCGGACGTCTCGCGCATGTACTCGTCGGAGCCTCGGCGGAACATGCGTGAGGCCGACGAAAACGGGATGACGCCGACAGCCCGCTCCTTGAGCATGGTTTCGACCTGCGCCTGGTCGCCGGACGTCACCGCCTTGACCGTGTCGAACAGCGAGCGAAGCATGGTCTTGTCGAAGAACGCCTCGCCGAGCGCGCCGACGACGTGCCCGACAATCTCGGTCGGCTGTTCGGCGCGGCCGGTGTCCCAGTCCTCATTGGACAGGATCTCGGAGAAGTCGGCGGCCAGAGACATGGCGGTGCCGAGTGGATCCAGCCGCTCGTAGCTGACCCAGCGGTCCCCGACTCGCATGCTGTAGGGTTGCCAGTTGACGTTGCCGTTCGCGTCGGCGCGCATCATGGCCTCGCGCTGCGCCTTGTTGCCAGGCCCGCCGCCCGTGATCTCGCCGTTCATGGCCATGTCCATGAGCAGCGCGTAGGCCGCCGTCCCGGTCGCCCATTGGGCCATGGCGATCTCGCCACGCGCGCCGCCCTCGGCCATGTCGCTGCGCAGGCGGGCGGAGAACGGCGCCAGCGGCGAGTGGCGGATGGCGTAGGACATGATGTTGGCCGGCGTGCGGACGAACGGCATCAGCATCGTGCCGAGAGGCACGGGGCCGTGGCTGTCCAGCATCGTGCGGAAGGCGTTGACCTTGCGCTCGAACTCTCCGTCCGCCCGCGTGAAGGTGAGCTCGCGCATCTCGCGCTCGGCGGAGTCCAGCATGGCCTTGGTCGGGTTGTCGACCAGCCTGGCGATGGCGGCCTGCGCGTCGGCCTTGTCCACTGTTCCGGCGCGAATGTCCTTCTGCACCTGCCGGAACGCCTGCGCGCGCAGTTCGCCCCGCGCCGAGACCACGCGGAAGAAGTCGTCCATGAGGGAGTTGATGTTCGACGGCGCCTCGACGGCGGCCTGTAGGACGTCGAGCGCACGGCCGAAGTTGCTGTCCTGGTCGACGCGCCACGCGGCGGCGCCGAGCGGCTTGGACGTCACCGCGTCCTCGTAGGTCAGGCCGCCCGACTCCTCGCGCCCCGTCTTGACGATCCCGTCAGGCATGGCGTTGTCGAGCCCCGGCGCCATGGCGCGAAACACACCCTGCTGGCGGATGGCGTCCGGCGTGATCTCCTTCAGCGCATCGGTCAGCGGCATGCGGAACGCATCGCGGATCGCGCCCATGTAGCCGGTGATCAGGGCCCCGGCCTCGCCCACTTCCGTCACCGGCTCCTCGCCCATCGCGCGCGCCCAGCGCGGTGAGGCGAAGCGGTCGGTCAGGTTCATGACCATGGCGACCGAGTTGCCGGCCGCGTTGACGATAGGCGTGCCGAGCCCGGACAGAAGGCCGTTGGTGTAGATGGTCTTAACCATGGCGCGGCTGCGGGCGTTGACGCCCATGCGCGCCACCTCGTTGAGCGTCTTGTCGCCCTTGCGCGCCGCTTTCAGCACCTTGTCGGCGAGCTCCTGCGACGTGCCCGTGCCACCGTGCTCGGCGATCAGGACGTCGATCTCGCGAAGCTGGCGAGCGGGTGTGCCGACCGGCATCTGGAACGCCTGTAGCGCCCGGCCGGCCTCGGCCCGCGCGCCCATGAACTCCAACTGGATCGCGTTGTGAATGGCCATCTGCCGGCGGAACGCGAACTGCGCGGCCGTCGAGGGGGCGTCCTGCACGTTGCGGGCCAGCGCCAATAGCTTGGTCGCGCTGGAATTGAGCGCGCCGCGGTAGGCGGTGATCTCGCCGGCGTTCATGGCCTGACCCTGGCGGCGCTTCGCCATACTGCCGACCCAGTCCAGCCCCTCGGCCTTCTCGCGCGTGGTCGCCCACGACTGCGTGCCGCCGCGCGCCGCGTCGACCTGGTCGACATTGCGCTCGAGCATGGTGGAGATCACGCCCTTGACGTCGTCCGCCGTCTCGATCTTCGAGAAGTCGATGTCGAAGACGTTGGGCTCGATGGTCGCGCCCGTCACCTCGCCCGGCTTGACCGGCGCCGCCGACCGGGCCGCCGCGTCGACCTTCCGGCCGAAGTTTGGCTTGAGCAGGGCCATGACCTTGGCCACTTCCGCGTCAGCCTCGGCGGCCAACTGCTCCGGCGGCATCAGCGGATCGATCTGCAACCCCTCGGCCGCGGCCTGCTGGCGCACGGCGGCCTTGGCCTGCCGGCCGGCCCTGATGGCGCGCAGGCTCGTCAGGACCGCGTCCGTCGCCACGCCCAGGCCCAGGCCCTCAACAGCGTTCTTCGCCCGCCCGACAATCTCGGAGTCCTCCTTGTCGGCGGCGAGGAAGTCGAGGAACGGGACGCGCTTGTCGGGGTCGAGGTCGGACAGGAAGTTGGACAGCCGCTCCTCGTGCGGGTCGAAGGCGGTGAAGTCGGCGATGGCGCCCTGCGCCATGGCCTTGCCGACCTTGCCGGCCTTCGTCGCCGCCGACCAGCCCTTCAGGATCTTGCCCGCGCCAAGGAACCCGGCGACGAACTGCGAGCCCGACCGGATGAAGTTGCCGGTGTTGGTCTCGAGCTTGTCCTTGGTCGCGTCGTTGAACCGGAATCCGAACAGCGGGTTCTTGCCCTGCTTCTCGGCGGCCTTGTCCTGAGTCGTGAGCTCGATGCCGTCCGGGCCCCAGGCAATGGTGGCCGGAACGAACTTCTCGATGGAGTCCCCGGCGAAGTCGATGAAGTCCAGCGTCTCGTTTATGTAGCCTTTCGCGCCGGAGACCATCGCGGGCAGGCCCTCGACGATCGTGCCGCGCGCGAAGTCGCCGAAGGCGCCGCCGACCACGGCCAGTTGCCCGACGTACTCGTCCGCCGTCAGTGGCTGATCGCGCAGATTCGCCGTGCGGGGTCCGGCGCCCTGCCCGGCCGCCGTTTCGATCTCGACGATCTCGGACTCAAGCGCAGCCGTCTCGGCGTTCCACGCCGCGTCATCGCGCGCGCCCAGCCTCGCAGCGTACTCGTCCTCGAACGAGGCGGTCGGTTCATAGGCGCCGACGCGCACGAGGCCCTGAGCGTCGATCGACGGCACGCCTGCGGGGATGCTGCGGGTATCGCTTTGCGGCCGCTCCGCCTGCGGCAGAGTCGTCGCGCCGGCGGCGACAAGCTGGTCAACCGTCTGGCGCTGGCCGGGAGTCAGCGGCGCCGGCTCGTCGAAGCCCGCGCCGGACGAAATCTGTTGAGGAGCCAGGGCCATCGTCAGTCGTCCAATTCTTTGCGGAGCCTCTTGTACTCGGCCTCTTTAATCTCTCCGCGCTTGTACCGGGCGTCCAACGCACGGCGCCGATCCAACGCGGCCCGCTGAGCCGCAGCGGCGCCGCCGCCGGCGGTGGCCGGCGGCTTGAACACCTCGGCCGCGATCTTCTTGCCGGCGTCGATCCGCTGCTCAAACGTCGCGCCGGGGTTATCGCGGGCCCACCGGGCCGCAAGTTCGTCGGCCCGCGCCAAGGAGGCAGCCGTCCCGCGCGTGCCACGCCCCGGCGCCTTGGCGGCATCGCGCACAGGCGCCATGACGTCCTTCACCGCCGGCCCGAGCACCCGGTCGCGCGTCGTGCTCAGCGTCCGAGCCTGCCCGGCGGTCAGGAACCCGGCCTGCACAGCGTCGGCGATCTCGGCTTCCGGCAGGTTGCCCGCCCGCGCCAGGTCGGCGTACTGGTTGTAGGTCGCCACGCTGGCCGTGCGCGTAGCCGCCGCCTCGGCGCGTGCGGCGCTGGCCTCTGAGCGGGCGCGGGCGCGGACGCCGGTTATCAGGCTTGCCTTGGTCCCATCGTCGATGTTGGTGGCGGCGTTGACGTCCGCTTCGCTGGCCTCGCCCAGCACGACCTTGAGCCTCCACGAGTCCGCAGCCTCGCGCTCCGCGGCCTGCTCCTCCCGCTCGGCGGCGGCCTCGGCCTGCGCGGTGGCGCGCTCGCCGGCATAGAGGGCGTCCAGATTGGCCGACGTCGTGCGGTACAGGCGCATGCGGCGCGGGGCGGGAATCTCCGCCAGGATCGGATCGGCCGCCGCGTCAGGCGCCGCCGCGCCGGCCAGCGCCTCGGGGCCCGGCCTGTCCAGCAGCGCAGCCGGGTCGATAGCCTTGCCGTCCTTGGACAGCGTGAAGTGCAGGTTGGGGCCGCTGGTCGTGCCGGTGGAGCCGGACGCGCCGATGATGTCGCCCTGCTTGACGAGTTGGCCGCGCTGGACGTCCTGCATGTCTAGGTGCGCGTAGCCGCTGATCGTGCCGTCCGGGTGGCGGATGCGGACGAACTTGCCGCTGGCGCCGTCCTCGGAGACCGACACCACGACGCCGGGCGCCGCCGCCTTGACGGGCGTGCCCTTGGGGACCGCGAAGTCGATACCGTTGTGGTCGGTGCTGGCCCCGGCGACCGGTGCGGCGCGCGGACCGAAGCCCGACGACACCCGCCCGCCCTCGACCGGCGAGACGAAGCCCGTCATCGGCCCGGCGCGCGACTGCGGAGGCCGCCCGTCGACAGCGTCAGACAAGAACCTTCGGGCCGCAGCGTAGCCCGGCGCTCCGCGGCCCGCTTCGTCGTAGACGCGGGCGGCCTCACGGGTCAGGATCGAGCCCTGCACCTTCTCAAGCAGCCTGCCCTCGGCGATCTCGGACTGCTCGGGCGTGTAGGCGAACAGCGGGTTGGTGATTTTCTGGATCTCCAGATCCCGCCATTCCTGCCACCGCCGCTCATACTCCGGGCCGACGTCTCCGCCGTCCAGCGCCACTGCGTCGATCAGGTCTTCCTCGAGGGACGCCTGACGCGCCGTAACCGTCGCCACCGCCTCCTGGTTGGAGCGAGTCGTCGTCGCGGCGACAACGCTCTCCAGGCCATTTCCAGTCCGCGTCTTGCCGTAGGACTCAACATCCACCGCCAGCACGTCCGGGGCGCCGCGCACGAAGCCGCTGACCATGGCGTCCGTCGCCTTGCGATATCCGTCCGGGTCGTAGAGGTACTGCCCGCGAATCTCTCGCTCGCGCACGTCGATGTCGGAGCGGATGCCGGCCATGAACGCCGTGCGCTGCGCATCCTCAAACTCCGCGTTGATCTCGTTCAGAAGCCATGGCGACTTGTAGGCCTGCTCGCCGCGCGCCACAGCCGCACCGGCCTCGGCGCCGCGCACGCGGGCGCGCTCCTTCAGGGTCGGCTTGAGCATGTCGCCGAACCGCTCGAAGGTCGCGGCGATGCGTCCCCAGTCGTCGCCCAGGCTCTCGATGTTCGCCGCCGGCGTCAGGTCCGTGGTGTTCATCGTGCCGGTGTTGACCGCAAGCGGCCCAGTGCCCGTAGCCATTTTTCTAGCCCTCTACCGGAGCCGGCTGGTCGCAGATGCGCCTGTGCCGAACGTGCCGGCGCTGCTGCCGGCGGAAGCGCCGGCCGACGAGGCGCCGCCGCCGCCGCCGAAGCCACCGGCCATTTGACCCAGCGACGAGACCGCGCCGAGGGTGCCCTGAATCATCGCCATCTTGGCGCCCTTGCGCTTGGCCTTGGCCTGCTCACGCAGGGAGAACTTCTGGTTGGCGGCCGTGGCGTCGTCGATGGAAATGTCGCGGAAGGTCTGGCGGTTGATCTCCTTGCCGATCGCCATGGCGGAAGGCGAGTCGAGCGACAGGCCGGACGCCGCACGCCGCGCCTCGATCGTCGACATGGCCGAGCGAAGCTGCTCGCGCCGCATCGTCGAACGCTGCATGGCTTGCAGGTCCACGTCGCGAGCCTGCTGCTCGAGCAGGCTGGCCTCCTTCTTCAGCGCATCGCGCTCGGCCATGCCGCCGAGTATCTTCGACCCCGCGGACGCGGCGGTGGCGGCAATCATGATGGGGACTGCGGCTTGGGCCATTAGGACGTGACCTCCATGGTGATCGAGCGGACTTCCAACGGCTCGCCGTGGTCCTGGCTGATCGTCAGGGTTTGCGTTCGGCTGCGCCCCAGCAGGTTGAACAGAAGTTGGCCCGTGTGCAGCGGAACGGGGCCGCCGATGCCGCCCGTGGAGCGGTAGCCCGCGCCCGCGTAGCCGTTCACCGCCACTTGGCCGGACGACAGGACGTCAAGCCACGCACGGCAGATTCGGATCTTCGGGCGCAGCCCGTACTCGCCGTCGATGGGCGGGACGAGCTCGACCGTATCGGTGAAGTCGAAGCCCAACTGCACGGCGCCGGTCGCCGCCGGAGGCGAGAGGATCACGCCGCTCGCGTTCAGATCGACGGACGCCAGCCAGGCGCTCCCCTGCCAAAGCCCCATGTCCTCGGCCAGCGCGTATTTTGTCGCAGCGGTGCCGACGCCGGCCAGGGTGAGCACGCCGTCGCCGTAAACCGTGCGGTCGAAGACCTCGAGGAAGTAGGAGGCCGTGCCGTTGATCGTCCGCTTGGAGACGACGTACAGGCTGCCGGCGGCGGCGGCGATTGAGCGCCACTCGCCGCTGGTCGACCACAGAGACCAGGCCGTGTTCTCTGCGCCGCGGCGGTAGTTCATGACCGCCATCGTGCCGTCAGACAGAAGCTGGCAGACCAGTCGGTCGGTCAGGCTTGAGGCGGGCACGGTCTCGAGTTCGACCGGCGTGCCCATCAGGTGGTAGGCCAGTTCCGACAGGTCGGAAATCTCCCACGAGCGGCGCACGTTGCCGGTCGGGACCACGGCCATCAGTCGACCGGACCCGTCCTCCGAGAACACGAAGCCCTCGGCGACCAGAAGCGGGACCGGCGACCCGGACGACTCCGGCCCGATCTGCAACAGTTCGAGGTTCGTCGGAGACAGCGGAGCCGTGACCTGTTCGGGCACATAGAACGGGCCGGCCTCCGTGAAGATCACAAGCTGCTCGGTCGACGCGAAGTGGCGGATCTTGACCGTCGTGTCGCGCCCCAGCGTCTCGACAATGGCGTCCGAGTCCGCGCCGGTCCCTACGTTGAAGTCCGTCACGTCGCCCACCGTCGAGGCGCACATCAGGTTCTCGACCGCAGGGAAGCGGCCCAGCAGCAGTCGCGTCCGGTGAAGCGCGCAGGCCCCCGGATAGCCGCGCGCCGCCGAGATGACCTGCTCGTCCCAGTCGACCGTGGCGGCGGGCGTGCCGGCGGTGGTGACGGCGGAGAGCGTCGCCTGCGCGGTCGGGCCCGTCAGCTTCTCGGTCGCGGTGAACGGGGTGTAGCCCTCGATCAACTGGACGTTCATCGTCGTGGCATTGGTGATGACCGACACCACGCCGCGAATCTCGGTGTCCTTTCCCTCGACCACCTGGCCGACGTAGAAGCCCGTCGTTGACCCGACCGTGCATGTGATGGTCGGGTAGAGCGTACCTACGACAGTTCCGGTCGCAGTCGTGCCGTTCGTGACGGCCGTGACCGTGATCTCCTGGCCGCTGTAGCGGATGCGGGCGCCGACGTGGTTGGCCACGAAGAAGGCGGCCGACGTGGTCAGCGAGACGGAGCCCGAGTACCCGGACGGGGCCAGCGAGACGCCGTCCGCGGCGAAGCGGTAGTAGGGCCGACTGCTGGACCCGTTGACCCCGGCGGCGAAGGTGAAGGCGCCCACCGACCACGCGGTGCCGTTGAAGGTCAGAACCTGCGGAAAGAACGCCTGAGAGCACACCACGATGCGGTCGTTCTCGGCCGCAATCTGCATCTCGCGCAGATCAGCCGTGACCCAGGGGCAGCCCGTGACCTCGTGGGCCATCGTGCCGTCGAGATTGTAGACGCGAAACTTCGTGTCGATGAAGACGATGATCTTGGCGTCGGAGGCGCCCACGCCGATGGACTCAATGCGGGCGTCGCCCGGCAGGTCCGCGCGCCATCGCGAGCCCCAGCGTCGGCTGTAGCCGCCGCCGGGCGACAGCAGCACATTCCGCGCACGCTTCGCCGCCCGGTTGCGCACGGCGGCGTCCGACCTGACCAGGTACTGCGGCGCGATCTCGCCGGCCGAAAGGTCGTTTGTGAATTGCCAGCGCCTAGCCACTCGAGCGCATCACGCCAAAGCGCGCTCCCCGCCAGGTTTCGGCCAGCGGGTTCTGCTCGACCTGAACACCCGGCGACTGCCGCTTGTCGCGCAGCATGGCGCCCAGCATGGTGGCCTCGGAGTCGCGCTGCTTGAGCCGCGCGTCCTGCCAACGGTCCAGCAGCCCCTCGAGGAACAGGGCCTGCATGCGAACGACAATCGCCTCGGCGAAGTCATCGGGCCACGCGCCCTCGCCGGCGCGGGTCGTCACCACGGCCTGCGGCGTGGTCAGCGCCACGCGGGTCAGCACCCGGCCGCCCTGCGCCTCGTATTCGCCAGAGCGCAGGCGCCGGCCCGTGTCCATGACATAGCGCAGGTTGATGACCGCCGGATCTACGAAGGTGTACGCCTTCGTCCACGGCCCCAGCGTTACGGTCTCCTGAAGCGTCAGCCCCGTGGTCGAGGTGGCGAACGACCAGGCGTGCTTGGTCAGCGCCGCCCGCACGATCCCCTCGTAGTTCGAGGCAGCGATCAGCGCGGCGGCCGAGCCGTCCGTCAGGCTGGTGATCGTTTCTTCGCCAAGCCGGTGCAGAGCGGCCTGGACGACTTCAATGGGGGCGGCGTAGTTCGACATGCGGACACCGTCTCTCTCGCCGCCCTACCCCTCAACGCACGAACGCCCCCGACTTTCGAGGTCGGGGGCGTTACTCATGCACGCAAGCGGGGAAGCGCGGACTAGGCGTGCGTGAGGAAGTCGCGGCCGATGAAGGCCGAGTAGTTGATGCCGGTCGCGACCGCGCCCGAGACGTCCGTGTAGACCCGAATGTACGGGTAGGTCACGTCGTCCTGGCAGTTGTTGAACCAGAGTTCGTAGCGGCCGGTGGTGCTGTCGATGGCGCCGCCGGGGCGAACCTCGGTGGCGCCCAGCGCGAGGTGCCCGAGGATCTCGGTTGCCGCGAAGTTCGAGGTCGTCGAACCCTGCACGATGATGCGGTAGAGTTCGTCGTTGGACGCGATCTCGATGGCGGTCACGTCGACCACGAGCACGCCCTTGAAGGCAGCCTCGCCGACGTTCAGGGTCTTGGCGGAGCCGCCGACCGTGGCCGCGGCGTCAGCCGCGACCAGGCCAGCGTCCTTCATGATCAGTTCGGCGTCGAGGGTATAGGAGCGGCGCTGGGTCATGTGCGTGAATCCTTAGGCCACGATCGCGGCGTTGGAGATGGAGGTCAGACGCGTGGCCGCGTAGGGGTTCTCGACGCACATGCCGGTGTACCACTCGATGCGGGTGCGGTGCTTCGGAGCGGTCTCGAGCTCGCCGAGGTCCTTGACCGTCATGCCGCCCAGTTGAAGGCCGCAGACCATGCCCTCCTTGAAGGAGACGGCGTAGATCGAGGAGGCGGTCGAGCCGCCGCCCGAGCCGGCTTCGCTGAAGGGCAGGATCTTGGCGTCCGGACCAGCTTCATAGCCGACCAGGATCGGCAGGCCGCCGTAGCTCAGTTGCGGGCGGCCGAAGTCGTCCTTGCCGAGCATGATGTTGCCGGACAGCGTCTGGTCGCGCAGGGCCGCCTGGAACCGGAGCCGCAGCGAGCGGTTCATGATCAGGTGGGTGGGCTCTTGCGTGGCGTCGATCGCCTCGTCCAGCTTGGCCAGCGACAGGGCGCCACCGCCCGACGTCGCCGAGTTGGAGATCGTCTGGCCGGAGCCGATGCGGGTTTGCAGGCCGTCGAACTCGCGCGGATCGGTCACGTTCGAGCCGGTCAGCACCTTCGAGGTCAGGGCGCGCGCCATCTGCTTGATCTTGCGCGACTCCTCGCGGCCACGACGGCCGGTGTCCAGAGCGAGCAGGAAGTTGTCGACGTCGGCCTCGCCGCCGGCGATGAACAGTTGCTCGACCTGCGGGTTCTCGATCGAGAAATCCGGGGTGTAGGTCTCGTTGATGCCGCGGAAGGCGATGCCCGGCAGGGTGGCCTCGCGGCTGTACTGGTACGGGCCGGAGACCGTCTTGAACGGCATCGCGGCGAGGATGTCGGAGCTCTGCGCATAGAGCTCGACGACACCGCGTTCCAGCGGGTTCTGGAGGCCCTTGGCGTACTCGATCAGGTTGATGGCGGGCATGTGTCAGGTCTCCTAGGCGGCGCGGCCGGCCGCTTGCGCGGCGCGATGGGCTTCGATCAGGGCGGCGCCGGACAGACCCTCAAAGGGATCGGCCTTGACCACGGGTGCGGAGGCGATGCCGGCTCCGGTCAGCTTGGAAATCAGGGCCTCGAGCGCGACGACGGCGTCGGCACTGGCGAGCCCGGCCATCAGCGCCTCCGCTTGCGCGGGGGCGTGAGCGGTGACGGCGGCCTTGACCGCCGAGATGCGGGCCTCGGCGTTGGCGCCCAGCTTGGCGACTTCAGCCTGGACAGCTTCGGTCGTGGCCTTGGCCTCGGCGATCACGCTCTGCGCGTAGGCGCCGAGCAGTTCGGAGGCGAGGGCCTGAGAGCCGCCGTGCTTGTGCAGGACGCCGAGGACGCCTTGGGCAAGCGGGTCGTCGGCGTTGAAGCCGACCGGGTTGCCGGCCAGATCCAGCACCGGTTCGGGCGTCTCGAGCTTGTAGCCGCTGATGTCGGCCGGGATTGCCTCGGCGCGTGCGCGCTCAGCGGTCTCGTACTCGGACACCTTGGCGACCAGGGCCTCGGTGTTGACGCCCACGCCGTCGGTCCAGAATTGGTCCGCCAGTCCGTCAGGACGAACCGGGGCGGCCGGAGCCGCGACGGCGCCGGAGACTTCCGGGGTCGCGACAACCGCCTCGGCCGGCGCGGCGGTGGCGCCTACGGCTTCAGGGGTCGCTTCGAGGGGCTGGCTTTGCAGCATGATCGCCTTGCGTGAGAACACGAATGTTGGCGATGAACCTGCGGGCTCCCTCCCTCTCCCTCAACGCACAGTCCGATGCGCCGGGCGGGCAGGCCGCGTGCGATTGCTCGAGCATCCAGTTCAGCACGCGCTGGCCGTCCGTGGTCGCGCAGAACAGGCGACGCATCACCTGCTCGATCGGCTCCTCGACCGTCTGCTGCGCCGGCGCCTCAACGACGCCGCGCATGTCGGACCACTTACGCCGCGGCTGCGCCATCGCCCATTCCCCCGACCTGCGCGGCCGTGGCCATCGCGTTCTGGATCTGCTCCGGCGTCAGCATGATCAGGTGTCGCTCCTTGGCCGTGGCCTTCAGGCGCTCGATCGTCGCGGTGGCGTCCACCGGCACGCCCTGCTGGACGGCTTGGCCGACCAGGTTTGCGAGCGACAGGACCTGCTGGGTGATCTGCATGTCCTCGAGATCCTTGGCCTTGGACAACGGCGAGATCGGGCGGATGGCCACGGCCTTGTCGTCCGACAGCTTGATCGCCGGCAGTTCCCCGCGCTGCGCCTTGATCCAGACGACGCGGTCGATGATCGGCAGCACCCATTCGCGGATGCAGCGGTCGCGCGGCAGTTCGCGCCGGCGCGTGTTCCACGTCCGCTCGTCGATCCACTGGGTGGCGGTCGGCGGCGTGTCGCCCGGCTGCTCGGGCCGGTCCTGGTACAGCGCCTTCTTGATGTTGGTCCGCAGCGCATCGACGTTGAAAACCAGCGCGTCGAAGCGCGTCTCGACCTTCATCGGCTCAGGCGCCTTGGAGCCGGAGGCGCGCGGAATCCACGTCCCGGCGGACAGGCCGGCCTCCATGTTGATCACGCCGTCCTCCTCGTAGGAGCCGGGCGGGTCGACGCTGCGACTCAGCGCCTTGAGATTCAGGTACGCGAGCTCGTCCAGCGTGCGTGCGTTGGGCACCGCCTTGTGCGCCGGGCCGGGGCCCCAGGCCGAGTCCGATTGCTGGCGGAACCGGCAGACGATGATCGGGCAGGAGCCCGCGCCGACCCAGTTGGTCTTCACCACTTCCTTGTCGTCCACGAAGATGCGGTAGTTCCACCGCTCCTCGCCGGGCATGGAATAGTCGCGGTCGCAGCCCTCGTAGACCGTCGAGACCTTGTTCTTTTCCTGCTTGCCGGGCATCGGGAAGTGCTCGGGCCACATGATGTGCAGGCCCATCTTGTCCAGTTTCATCTGGCGCCAGCGCCCGGTCAGCGATCCGTCAGGGCCGCGCTCGATCAGCAGGTCCGGCATCTCGATCGGCTGGAAGTGCAGCGGCTCCATCGGCCCGCGGGGCGTCAGCGCCAGGGCCATGGTCGACACGCCCCAGAACGAGAAGCACTCCTGCGCAGCGTCCCAGTAGTTGGACCGCTCGATCTCGGCGAAGACGGAATCCTCGAGGGCGCGAAGCTGGGGCGCGACCTGCTTCATCTGCGCTTCGGTGAGGTCCTCCGCCGGCTCAAACCGGACCCATCGTTCATGCCGCGGCGTGAAGGTCGAGATCATGTCCGACGAGAAGTCTTCGAGCACCGTTTGCAGCGTCGTGTCGAACAGGTCGTCCTGCTCGGCCATCGCGTCCTGAGGAGACGACGATCCGGTAACACGGCGGTAGGTAGGCATGGCGAGGCGAATGGCCTCGTTGATCCATGTCCCG